CCCGCACCGCGCGCGCGCCTTCGCTGAACGTGAGCGGTTGAACCCCGAAAAAATTGCGCGGCGGCTCAAGATTGTGCAGCGCCTCCACCATGTCGCCAAATTCATCCGCAACCGGCGGCGTGGCAATATCCCTGTCGCGCTCGGCCTTTTGCAGCAAAACCGGGATGAACCGCTGAATAAGACCGTCATCCTGCGCCTCGGAAACCAGCGACCGCAACGGCCCCGGCTGGATGCCGCCAAGCATCGTGACCGAAAGGTTATCAATCAAGAACGACCCGCGCCCGATGCGGTTTACGGCATACTGCCCGCCACCATATGCTTGCAGCCAAAACGAGCGATCCGCACCGCCTGACTTGCCGCCATATTTCTCGATGCGCCCAAAAAACCCGGTCAATTCATCCTGCAAAACCATGATGCCGTTGGGACTATCCTTGCATATTTCTTGCGCGGCCTCTGTGGTGGCGTCCTCAATGCGCAAGCGCGGCGTGGCAGGGCGCGGGTCGCCGGACTTGGGGCCGCCATTATCCTGCCAATCGGCAAGCGCCTTGTTGGCCCCGTAGAGCATCGCAGCGTCCAGTTTCTTGATGCGAGCCACGGTGCGAGCCATCATCGGGCTTTTGCGCGTGGAAGGCGTGCCGATAAGCATAACCCATATGCGGGCGCTCTCCGTCCAGCTTTCATGCTGCTTAGGCTTCAAGACAATGCTGTCCTTGATCGCTACCGAACAAGCCGCCAGTGCGCTCATGGCAAAGCCTGCGGGGTCTGTGCCCATTTGCGCCGCGCTCTCGAATGCAAACCGCTCGATAATCGGCGGCAATAGCCCGCGCGGTAATTCTGGCACCGGGGGAGCGGCCCATAGATCAACCGGGCCGCTATCGCCATCGGGCGCACTTTCCCGCATGGCCTTGGCCTCGGCATAAGCCTTAAGCGCCGCACGAAATGAAGCCGCCACCGCATCCACACCAGCCGCCGCGGCAAGGTCGTTAAAGTCATTGCCGCCATTGGGCAGATCGGGCGGCACGACTACCGGCACATCCAATTCACGGCCAAGCGCCGTCATTCGCGCAGCCGCATTGCCACCATCACTGGCTAGCACGATAGCGCGGCCCTCGGCGTGAAGTTCGCGCGCAAGGCGTTCCATGTTGTTGAGGCTGTAGGCGATGCAAACCTGATCGGGGATAGCCTCATAAATGCTGGCCCCTGTAGCAAAGCCTTCGCACACAATCGTGCGGCCCATGTTAATCCCGATGTAAGCCCTGCCCCCGCCTGTTGGCGCGCCGGGGGTGAATTTCTTGCCGCCATCATCCGCGATGAATTGCACGGAAATTATCTCGCCTGCCGCGTCTAGAATTGGCAAGAGCAACCGCCCGTCGCCATGCTGGCGCGCCATGTGCGGCTCGACCTGTTTGCGAACAAGATAAGGGTGGTGCGGATCTGCACGGCCAGCCGCTTCCCATGTAGCGCGCGCCTCAGTAGTTGCCATTTCGCGGCGGATGCGGTCGGCCTCGGCGCGCTGTTCCATGATAACTGCGCGCTGGGCTGCGGCTTCAGGGCTTTCATCGCGGGCATATTGCGCCCCGCCATTTGTGAGCATGGCAACGGCTTCGCTTGACGATACTTTCTGATAGTCGCGGATGAAGTCGATGACATCTCCATGCCAGCCGCAACCATAGCAATGCGCGAAAGCCTTGTCGGGCACCACATAAAAGCTGGGCGTCTTCTCATCATGGAAAGGGCAGCAAGCCTTCCATTCGCGGCCTGACTTTTGCAGCTTTATCGCCTGCCCGATAATGTCAGCTATCGGGTTGGCCTGTTTGATCGCATCCCAGTTCATTCGCCTTGCTCCGTCAAGTAGACGGCCAGTTTGTTAAGCGTCTCAAGCGTGGGATTTTCGTTTTTCCCGTCCCTGATGCGGGCAATGGTGTTCGGGTGCAGGCCGGTTTTTTCCGACACTATCGACACACGCCGATCAGCGAGCGCGCTTTTAATCCAATCAAGTCCGTTTTGCATCTTTTCACCTCGCAATGTGATTTTTCCCTATTGCAATGTCCAGCTCGCTTTGGCAAGAGGTGTCTGCCGCTGTTGATTGGTGTCGCGGCCACCGCCCTCAATGCAGGAGAATGAGCATGAGCCTACTGGCGACTATTGCAAAGCCAGCGCCTCGCCCGCCGATCATTACGATCGTTGGTGAGGCCGGCACCGGCAAGACCAGCCTTGCCGCAACCTTTCCCAAGCCAATTTTTATCCGCGCCGAGGATGGCGTGGGCCGCATCAGCCGCAAGATTGGCGCTCCTGATGCGTTCCCGCCTGTCAGCAATGGCGACGAATTGTTCGAACAGCTTATCGCGCTGGCGACTGAGGATCACGATTATTCGACACTCGTGATTGATAGCGTGACAAAGCTGGAGGAAATCTTCACCCGCGACATTCTGGAAAAGGATGGCAGGGCAAAGACGCTGGCAACGGCGTTCGGCGGCTATGGTGCGGGCTATCAGGCGCTTGCATCAATGCACGGGCGCGTCCGGAAAGCTGCCGGTGTGCTGAACACGAAAAAGGCAATGGCGGTTATCTTTATCGCTCATGCCGACCTGGAAACCATGCGCCTGCCCGACAAGGATGACTATCAGCGCCACAGTCTGCGGCTCAACAGCAAGAGCATTTCGCACTACGTTGACGATGTGGATGTGGTGGGTTTCGTGCGGCTTGCGGCGGCGCTGCGCGGCGATGAAGGCGAACGCAAGAAGGTGGTCAGCAATGGCGACCGTGAGTTCGTTTGCCATGCCACTGCCGCCAGCGTGAGCAAGAACGGGCTGGGCATTAACGAGCCACTGCCCTTCATTGAAGGCACAAACCCGCTTGCCGATGCGCTGGGCATTACGGCGCGCGTCAAGGCAACCAAAGCCGAAAAGGCTGAAACTATGGAGAATGCAGAATGAGCTTCTGGGCAACATCAACCGGCGAAAACCTCGCCGCGCAATCGAAGGAACAGGCGGCGGCTTACACCCCGCCGGAAGGCGGCAACCTTGAGCCGATCCCCGGCAAGTCGAAGGTGCGCGCCTACGTCAAGGAAGCGGGCTGGGATAAGAACGACAAAGGCGACCGCTATATCAAGCTGCGCTGGGATGTAACCAAGCCGGACACTTATGCGCGGCGCGTTCTGTTCCAAAAGCTCTGGGTGAAAGACCCTGATCCCAATGCAAAGAACCCGGAGGACAAGCGCGACAAGGCGTTGCGGATGCTGGCCAAGATTGACGCCTTGGCTGGGGGCAGGCTTGCCGCCAAGGGTTCGGAGCCGTCCGATGATGAATTGCTGATCGCGCTGGCGAACAAGGAAATGGTCGTCGCTGTCGAGCTTTGGGAGATGGAAGGCCGCGATGGCCCCATGTCCGGCAATTGGGTGCGGGACGTTTACCCGCTTGAAGGCACCGCGCTTGTGATTGGCGAGGCCAAGGCGGCGGCTGCTAACACCAGCCTTGGCGATGATGACTTGGGGATTCCCTTCTGACGAATGCTTACGCGGGCGGTTCACTCCCCCGCGTTGACCCCCGATGGCGGGCCGGGGCCGCGTAAGTAGCCCGCCACCCCTTTTATGGAGAGTGCAATGGAACAACGCAGCGCCGCATGGTTTGAAGCCCGCAAGGGCAGGGTTACAGCTTCCTTAGTGGGGGCAATCCTTGGCCTATCACCCTACATGACCCGTGCCGATGCGATGCGCGTGATGGTGCGCGAAGCGTTGGGGGCGGAACGTGAGTTCCAAGGCAACATAGCCACCGAATTCGGCACTCGGAACGAAGCGGGCGCGTTGCTGGATTATCGGATTGAGACGACGCACGAAGTGCAGGAAGTCGGATTTATTCCGTTTGAGGATTGGGCCGGATGCTCGCCCGATGCGCTGGTGGGCGATGCTGGCATGGTCGAGATCAAGTGCCCGTTCAGCCTGCGCGATGCGCCTGCGCCTGTGCCGTTCAAGATGCTGGCCGAGCAAGAGCACTATGCCGCGCAGGTGCAATTTCAGCTTTATGTGACGGGCCGTGAATGGTGCCATTTCTGGCAGTGGGCACCGAACGGCACAAAGCTGGAGGTCGTTTATCCTGACCCCGATTGGCAAGCCGTCAACATTCCCGCCCTACGCCAATTTCATGCGCAGTTTCTCGATGAAGTCGCCAACAATGCCGCCGAGCATTTGGCCCCCAAGCGCTTGGAGATTGACACGCCGGAGGCTCACAAGATGGTGACCGAGTGGGAAGAACTGCGCGAACAGATCGCCAACGCGCAGGAACGCCAGCGCGACCTGCTGGACGCTATCGTGGATATGGCAGGCGGCAAGGATGCGCTGTTTGCAGGGCGCAAACTGACTTGCGTAGAGCGCGAGGGCGCAGTGGCTTATGCGAAGGTGGTGAAGGAACACCTGCCGACGCTCGACCTTAGCGGCTATCGTGGGAAGGCTTCGCGGTTTTGGAGGTTGGGATGATGGGCATCGATGAATATCGGCAATTTATCGCCCGCCGCGCCGTAACGACCGAGCGCGAAGGCTTTGCCCCTAAGCCAATAAACGACATGGCCAAGGCGCATCAGCGCGCGGCGCTGGACTTTGCCCTAAATCGCGGAAAGTCGGCAGCGTTTCTTGATACCGGCCTCGGCAAGTCTTTTATCGAGTTGGAATACGCCCGCCAATGTGCCGAGGAAACCGGCAAGCCTAGCCTTATCCTCACACCTCTTGCAGTTGCAGGGCAGATGGTGCGCGAGGGGCAAAAATTCGGGATCGATGCGCGGCAAATTCGGGAACAATCCGAAGTCGGTGCGGGGGTAATGGTCGCCAATTATGAGCGCCTCCCCAAGCTAGACCCTGACAGTTTCGGCGCGGTAGTGCTGGATGAAAGCAGCATCCTGAAAAGCTATGCAGGCCAGACCCGCGCACGCATTCAGGATGCGTTTCGGGATACCCCATTTAAGCTGGCCGCGACTGCCACCCCTTCACCTAACGACCATACCGAATTGGGCAATCATGCCGAGTTTCTGGGCGTTATGCGGCAGCAAGAAATGCTGTCGAAGTGGTTTATCAATGACACCAGCACGGCCAGCCAAGACTGGCGTTTGAAAGGCCACGCGCAAGATGATTTTTGGCAATGGGTTGCAAGCTGGAGCCGGTGCGCCACTTTGCCTAGTGACCTTGGCGGGGATGATGCGGGGTATGTCTTGCCAGAGATTGACCGCCGGATGCATGAAGTCGCAGCGGATCGCAGCGAGGATACGCAAGGGCTGCTGTTCCGCATCCCTGAAATGAGTGCGACCAGCTTTCATCAGGAAAAGCGCCTGACACTGCAACACCGCTGCGAAAAGGCGGCTGAATTGGCAACCCATGACAAGCCGGTGACTGTGTGGTGCGAAACCAATGAAGAGAGCACGTTGCTGGCCAAGCTAATCCCTGATGCGCGGGAAGTGCGCGGGGATATGGACGCTGACACGAAAGAGGCTCTGCTTTTGGGGTTTGCTGACGGTGACTTTCGTGTGATCGTGACGAAGCCCAAGCTGGCGGGGTTTGGGGTCAATTGGCAGCATTGCGCCCATGCCGTGTTCGCTTCGATCAGCTTTAGCTATGAGCAGCATTATCAGGCTGTGAGGCGGTCGCATCGCTTTGGCCAGACTGAGCGCGTTCGCAATGACATTGTGATTAGCGATACTGAGCGCAGCATTTGGGATGTGATTAACGTCAAAGGCGCGAAGCATGACGAGATGAAGCGCCGAATGTCGGACGCAATGCGCAAGGCACAATCGAGCGCACAAACGCGGGTGAAGTATGATCGCCCGCTTGATCTATGGTTCCCCGATTGGGTTCAAACTGGAGAGTGACATGAAAAAGCCAGAATACATGGGCGAGGCATGGGCCTTGCATAATTCAGACTGTATTGAGGGTATGCACGCCATGCCTGCTAATTCAGTCGATTGCGCTGTTTTTTCGCCCCCTTTCGGGGACCTTTTCGTTTACAGCGACAGTGAGCGCGACCTTGGTAACGCTGGCACTGGCGAGGCGTTTATCAATCAATATGCGTTCTTTGCCGAGGCGTTGGAACGCGTGATGAAGCCGGGGCGGATTATCTGCGTGCATTGCACTGACTTGCCGATGCGCAAGGGGCGTGACGGTGCAATCGGCTTGCAGGATTTTTCGGGCGACTTGATTAAGGCGCACACGGATGCTGGCATGATTTATCATGGCCGCACGACTATTTGGAAAGATCCCGTGGTCGAGATGCAGCGCACAAAGGCCCTTGGCCTGCTGTATAAGCAAATCAGAAAAGACAGCGCGATGAACCGCGTCGGGATGCCAGACTATATGCTGTTTTTTCGCAAGGATGGCGACAATCCTGACAGGATCGAGCATAGCGCGCCGGGTGACAGTGCCAGCGTTGAGATTGCCCGCAAATGGCTGGAGAATATGCGCCGCCTTGGCCTTTGCTCGCAGGTGCCGGATGATGACTTGCTGCGCGAATTGATCGCCCACGCCGAGTTTGACGTTTACGAGTGGCAGAAACTTGCCAGCCCGGTCTGGATGAACATTCAACAGGGCAACGTCTTGAATAACTACCGGATGGGCAAGGCTGCGGATGATGAAAAGCACGTATGCCCGTTGCAGTTGGACGTGATCGAGAATTGCCTG